CAGTAGCAGCTGCACGTGGTGCTTACATTAATGGTTATGCTGATGGTGGTATGACAGACGTAGAGCTAGAAGGTAAGTATCGTATCTATACCAAGCAGTTTGGTTACACTGGCCCTAAAACACGTGAAGCTATTGCACAGTTTGAAGAAGCACGTCCTGAAGTTAAACGTAAGGGTATGGCTATTGGTGGGTACGTCCGTAAGTTTAACACAGGTGGTATGGTGCAAGGTTATCAAGAGGGTTCATATGTTACAGATGGTTCTGGTTACACAACTATCTCTAGCGAAGATGCAGGATTTACTGAAAAAGACGGCCCGTTTGCACAAGACATGGGTGAAAAATACTATTACAACCCTCAAACACAACAACGTGTTAAAGTGTATGGTAGTGGTTATAATGTACCTGAAGGTTTTATTTTAGGGGATACACAGGGTATTTTTAGTGCACCTGAACAACAAGCTGCTCAACAGCAAAACGCAATGCAAATGGCACAGCAAAATGCAATGCAAAATTTAATGCCATCAGCGGGGCCACCCCCAAGCTTGACTAAAGAGCAACTAGCTGCGATGCAAGCTTCTGCTGTATCACAAACTATGCAGCCAATGCAAGCTACTACAGCTATGATACAACCTACTACTGGTGAATTTATTCCTGTAGATGCAGGTGCTACTACACCTATAGCACCTTTTGCTGAAGTAGCTACAGTAGGTACTGTTGCACAAGCTGATATGCCTACTACTATGGCTCCTGGTGTAGCTGATGTCACTACTGTAACACCTGATGTACAAGCTGAAACAGAAGGTCTTACTGCAGCTACAGGTGCTATTACCCCAGGCGCACAGATAACTGCTGCACAGGGTGAAGGTACATCTGTGTCTAACTTAGAAGCTGCTCAAGGTACAGCTACTATGATGGATAACCCTGTACAGCGTAACATTCAAGAGGGGGAGTTAATCTCAGGTGTAGCTAATGCAGAGACAGCGGCTCAATACACTGAGCAGATTGAAGCAGCTACTGCTACACCAACTAAACAAGCTACTGTGCAAGGACAACTAGAAGGTCTTATGGCTCAGTTTGAGGGTGGGGAGACACCTGCTTGGGCTGCTGGGTCTATGCGTACAGCGATGCAGACACTAGCTGCACGTGGCTTAGGTGCGTCTAGCCTAGCAGGTCAAGCTGTTATTCAAGCTGCAATGGAAGCTGCACTACCTATTGCTCAGATGGATGCACAGACACAAGCACAGTTTGAGTCACAGAACTTGTCTAACCGTCAGCAACGTGCAATGCTAGCAGCAGAACAACGTGCTCAGTTCTTGGGCCAAGAGTTTGATCAAGCATTCCAAGCTCGTGTACAGAACTCAGCACGTATTGGTGACATAGCTAATGTTAACTTTACTGCTGAACAACAGGTTGCTCTAGAGAATAGCCGTGCAGCTAATACGATGAACTTGAACAATCTGTCTAACCGTCAGGCTCTTGTGCTAGCTGAAGCCTCTGCTTTATCAGGCATGGATATGTCTAACCTAAGCAATCGTCAACAAGCTGCTGTACAAAATGCTCAGAACTTCTTGCAGATGGACTTGGCTAACTTGTCTAATGAGCAACAGACTGCATTGTTTAAAGCACAGCAAAACATTCAAGCTTTGTTCACTGATCAAGCTGCTGAGAATGCTGCTGCACAGTTTAACGCTTCTAGTGAAAACCAAACTAACCAGTTCTTTGCTAGCCTAGCCAATCAGACATCTCAGTTTAATGCATCTCAACAGAATGCTATGGATCAGTTTAACGTCAATAGCACTAACGCTTTACGTGAGTTTAACTCAGAGTTACAACAACAACGTGATTTATTTAATGCACAGAATGGTCTTGTGATAGCTCAAGCTAACGCACAGTGGAGGCAGAACATCGCTACGCTTAACACTGCAACACAGAACCAAAGCAATATGGACTTCGCTAAGACTATAAATGCTTTAACTGCATCTAATATGGATCAGATATGGCAACGTGAGCGTGACATCATGAGTTTTGCCTTTGCAGCAGCAGAGAGTGCAGCAGATCGTGCAGCTAATATTGCTCTCGCTAAACTTACAGCAGATGAACAAGCTACTCTACAAGATAGTATTGGTAAAGGTAAACTATCTGCTATTGCATTAGAGGCGGTACTAGGAAAGTGGTTGTAATATGGACTTATTAAGTAAAAGAATAGTAGAGCAAGTCAGACAGAAAGCACAAGCTCGTAGTGCTGAACAGATAGCTAAGGGTGTTATGTCTAAAGACACTAAGCAAGCTATATCTGAGTCTACTGCTACCATGAACAGAATGCGTGAAGCTATGCAGGACGTTGTAGCTAAGACAATCTCTGAGCGTACACCTGATAACATTCCTAGTCGTATATCTGAGCCTGTCATAGAAGGTGCGCCAGAGAAGCCTGAGAAGGGTAGCCGTGAACCGTATGAACTAGAAGTTGATACGATTGGTAATGAAGCACTGGATAGTTCAGTTAAAACTGAAATGTCTAAAGAAGAGGCAGATTATGAGACAGGCAAAAAGCTCCGTGAAGAGGCTCTTAAAGGTAAAGGTATTATGGCCCCTACTGATGGTGTTGCTGACGGGGTGCAGCCTACAGATGGGAAAGACTTTGAGACACGCTTAGAGGAGCGTTTAGTAGAGCTAGAAGGTTTTGAGGCAGAAGCATATAAGCCTGACGAAACAGAAGAGTACTACACTATTGGTTACGGTCACTACGGTGCTGACGTTAAAAAAGGTACAGTATTAACTGAAGCTGAAGCTAGAGAGATGTTACGAAAAGACATCAAGAAGCGTATGCCACAGATCAAGAAGTCTATTAAAAACTTTGACTCTTTATCAGATGACTTAAAGGTAGAAATAGCACAAAGCTGGTTCCGTGGTGGTATCTCAGGTAGTCCTAAAACAATTAAACTTATCAATGCAGGTAAGTTTGAAGAAGCGGCTGCAGAGTTTTTAGATAATGAAGAATATCGTACTACAAAACTTGGTGGCGTAAAGACACGTATGGAAGCTTTATCTTCTGCTCTTAAAGCAGAGGCTGCCTAATGTTCGGTTTACCCCTAGAGTTAATTACTATGCTATTCTCCACTGTGCTGGGTGGAGTAATGTCTATCTGGGGGCAATCCATGAAAGCCCGTCAGTTGCAGAACGAGATGCTCATGCAACGTGCAGAGTTTAACCGTAGTGCTGTAGCTGATGCACGTGACGCAGGTAAGACAGATAAACACTTTGCTTGGACACGTAGGCTTATCGCTTTATCTGCTGTATTCTCTATTATTGTCTTGCCAAAGCTAGTCGCTGTATGGTATCCTGATGTCAGCGTATATGTAGGATACACTGAAGCTACTGGTGGTCCGTTAGCTTGGCTCTTTGGTCCAGCAGAATCAATACAGTGGAAGATGGCTAAAGGCTTTGTAATAACTCCACTAGACACACATATCGTATCCGCTATTGTAGGACTCTACTTTGGCGCAGGATTCACTAAATAAGGTATAACACAATGGAATTACTTAAGGCTCCAATCCCAGGTCAGTCTTTGACAGATGAACCTAAGAACTATCCGTGGGAGAATCCACCAGAGATTGTTGATGCGGATGAAGCACTAGCTATGCACATGAGTAAGTTCAATGATCCTGAAGTTATTGACAACATGTTAGACTTGTTAGACTTAGGTTTCCCTGTACGTGCTATGGCAGAAAGCATCCTTACAGCTAGTGTTGCTGCAGGGTGGCACAGCATTGATGTAAGTCTTATCATTGCACCTGCTATGCATGAACACATTAAGTCTATCGCTAATGAAGCTGGTGTGAATTACGTAGAAGGTTTTGAGCAAGAAGAGGAAGCCAAGCAAGCTAAAGAGCGTGAACGTATTCGTGCTAAGGTAGCTGCGTCTTTGAGTAAGACACCTGCAGCCAAGCAAGATGAAGGTTATGAAATGGCTATGGAAGCGCTGGGTGTACTAGATAAACCTGAAGAAGAATACGAAACAATGCAAGAAGCTGAAGTAGAAGAAACACAAGAGCCACAAATGCAACGTGGCCTAATGGCACGAGGTTAATCAGATGGCAGGTTTTTGGGCAGGTTTTGGCGAACAGATGTCA